TCACAAACTCCGCTGCCCACGCCCCACCGCGCGGGTCAGCATGGCGGCGATCTGGCCTTCCGACTTGCGGAAGCTCGCCGCGTCCTGCGCCGTCACGTTGAAGACGATCTGCGCCCCGCCGCCGCTGCCGCCCGCCGCGACGCCCAACGCCCCGTCCGGCCCGCGCTTCAGCGGCAGGATCGCCTCCGCCCCCGCCTCGCCCATCAGGCCGAGCCCGCCGGCGCTGCCGAAATAGGTCGGCGCGGAGACCACCCCGCCCTTGGCAAACGGCGTCACGCCGCCGAGAACGCTGGAAATGCCGGAGGAAAGCAGCCCCTCCAGCGGCTTCAGCCCGGCGGAGAGCGCGATGTCGCTCATGCGCAGCGCAAGCCCGCGCAGCACGCTTTCCAGCCCCTTGCCGTCCACCACCGCGCCCTTCAGCGCGCCGGTCAGCGCATGGCCGAAGGAGCGCGAGCTCGCCTCAAGGTCGTCGAAGACGTCCGAAAGCGCCTCCGCCTCCTCCCGCGCCCCGGCAAGGGCGCCCGGGGAGGTCTCGTCATCGGAATTCGCCATGGTTCACTCCGTCCCGTCGGGAAAGGCCAGCATCAGCGCGGCAAGCGCCGCCCGCCCCGGCACCGCCGGCGAGGGCCGCAGCAGCCCGAGCGCAAAGCCGAGCTCGCGCGGCGTCATCGCCCAGAAATCCTTCGCGGAAAGCCGCATGCGGCAGAGCCCGGCATGAAGCGCCGCCTCCCAGGGGAAGGCCGGCGCCTCATCGGGCGTGCCGGATGCGGCGCTCAAGGGCGCGGCGAAGCCGCCTCCCCGCCCGGCCCGAAGGTCGCGTGCAGCAGTTCGGCGGCGATGCGCGCGAAGCCCGCGAGCCCGTCCGCCACCGCCATGCCCGCCACGTCCTCGTCGGAGAAAAGGTTGCCCGCCCCGCGCAGCCCCGCGCCGATGATGCGGATGAGGTCGTCCGCCCTCAGCCTGCCGGAGGAAAACCTCTCCGCCAGCCCCGTCAGGCTGTCGACCGCGAAAGCCGTCTCCAGCTCGGCGAGCGCGCCGAGCGTCAGGCACAGCACTCTCATTTGTCCGTCGAGATGGGCCTCGATCTCGCCGCGATGGCGGTTCGCCCGCGCGCCCATCACAGCGCCTCGAAGGAGAGAGCCCCGGCCGATTCCAGCGCGATCTCGAAGGCCACCTCGCCGTCATGCGCGCCGGAATATTCGAGCGCGGCGATCTGGAAAGGGCCGGCGACCGTGCCGAAATCCGGGATGACGACCTGCCAGCCGGCAATGGTGCCGGCGAAGAACAGCGAGCGCACCAGCGCGTCGGACGCCTGGTCCTTGAAGATGCCGCTGCCGGAGACGCTGGCGCGCTGCACGCCGGCCCCGCCGAGCAATTCGCGCCAGCGCCCGGCCGATTCCGCATCCGTCACGTCGACGAGCTGGGCATTGAAGGCGAGGCGCTTGGAGCGCAGCCCCGCCGCGGTGACGAAGCCCGCGCCGTTGTCGATCTTGAGCAGGAGGTCCCGCCCCTTCTGTGCCGTCATTGCCAGGGTCCTTTCCTAAAAACCGTGGTTCAGCTTTCCGGTTCCGTCACCGCGCGCAAACGCATTTCCGCCCGGTGGAAGCGAGATTTTTCCGCGCGCCGCAGCCGCGTGTCGCGGTGGAGGAGCAGCACGAGAGAATGTCCGTCGAGAATGAGCGGCGCGTCGTGCAGTGCGTCCCGCACCAGGGCGGCGATCGCCTGCGCCTCGCGGTGCCCGCCCGCGCCGGACCAGACCTCCAGCGTCACGGAATGCGCCTCGCCCGCCTCGCTGGCGGTCGAATGGTCGGTGCTGTCGATGCCGGCGATCACCACCAGCGGCGAAGCCGGTGCGTCGATCCGCCGGTCCGTGATCCCGTTCGCGCCGACGAGGGCCGCCAGCGCCGCGTCGCCCGAAAGCCGGGCGAAGATCGCCTTCTGCAGGGCCGATGCCGCGCTCATGGCTTTGCCTCCTCGCAGTCGCAGACGAGGTAACGCCCCGTCTCGTCCGGGTCGCGAAAGGTAAGAACTGTGAAAATCCGCGCGCCCTTGCGAAAGCGCATGCCGCCCGCAAGGTCGGCGCGATGGCGCAGCCAGATGCGGTGCGTCACCGTCACCGGCAGCGTTCCCGCCACCTCTGCGGCACGCGCCGAAACCGGCTCGATGCGTCCCCAGACCGTCGCGAGCGCGGCAAAGCTCCGCTCCACCCCGCCCTGCCCGTCCGGCGTCTCCTCCGGCCGCTCCAGCACCAGCCGCGCGGCAAGCGCGCCGGGATCGATCACCCGCATCACAGCCTCCGCATCCGGTAGGGTGCGACCAGCCGGTCGTAGCCGGCGGGCACCGCCCCCGGCTGGTCGCCGGGCGCGACCGCGCCGCGCAGCTCGAACATGGCAGCGACATGCAGCAGCAGCGCCCGTTTCAGCATGTCCGGCACCTCCGCGCCCGTCTCGCCGAAACCGGCGGTGAAATCGATCTCGACGCCGTTCAGCGCCCGTTCGGTCGCAGGCTTTTCCGCAAGGACCAGCCGGGCCGGCCGCGCCGCCCCGTCGAGCACATGGCCGCTGGCATCCACCTCGACCGGCGCGCCCTCGGCGTCGTAAACCGTCACCAGATCAATGGTTTGCACCGGCCCTCTTACGATCTGAATCACCCGCCCCTCCGGCCAGTCGTCGAGATAGAGGCGCAGCGGCCGCGCAATGAGGCAGAGCCCCGTCGTGGCCTCCAGGTACTCGCGCGCGGCGCGGATAAGCGCTGAGACCAGCGCATCCTCCTCGTCCGTATCGAGGCGCAGATGCGCCTTCGCCTCGGCAAGCGTGATCGGCTCCGCCGCGGGCGGCAACAGTTCGGCAATGGTCATGATCGGCCTTTTCGCTGAAGAAGGGATGCGGGCGCGGCCGGGAGGCAAACCGCGCCCGCGGCACCGGCCGCAGGGAGCCGCCGGTGCGTAGGGGAATCCGAAGGAGGAAAACAGAGCCGCGCAGTCCCTTCGCCCCGCTTGCGGGGAGAAGATGCCGGCAGGCGGATGAGGGGCAACCGGCACGGCCGACGCCGCAGGATAACCCCTCACCCCGGCCCTCTCCCCGCAAGCGGGGAGAGGGAGAAGATCGGCATCAGCTCGCGGCGAACTTCACCAGCTTGATCGCCTCGAAATTCTGCACCCCGCCGCCGACGCGCTTGGTGGTGTAGAACAGCACATAGGGCTTGGCGGAATAGGGATCGCGCAGCACGCGCACGCCCGTGCGGTCGACGACGAGATAGCCGGCGCGAAAATCGCCGAAGGCGATGGAGAAGCTGTCGGCGGCGATGTCCGGCATGTCCTCCGCCTCCGCGATGGCAAAGCCCATCAGCGAGGCGGCCTGCCCGGCGGCAGCCGGCGGGCGCCAGAGATAGTTGCCGTCCGCATCCTTGAACTTGCGGATCGCTCCTTGCGTCTTGCGGTTCATCACGAAGGTGGCGTTCTGCCGGTGCCCGGCCTTCAGCGCGTAGATCGTGTCGATCAGCGCGTCGGAGGGGTTGGAGGCCTTGAAGCCGCCCGCCGCGCCGGTGGCGACATAGCCGAGATTGCCCCAGCTCCAGCTCGCATCGGCGACGGCCGTGTAGCTGAGGAAGCCCGCCGGCTTGTTGGTGCCGTCGCCGGAGACGAAGGCAGTCCCCTCCTGCTCGGCGAAGACCATGTCGACCTCCGAGGCGATCCAGCTTTCCACGTCCACCGCCGCGTCGTCGAGCAGCGCCGGCGTCGCCGCCGGCATGGCGTAGAGCTCCATGGTCGGGAAGGAGAGTTCGGCAAGCTGAGCATTGCCGGTCTGCGGGCGGGATGCCGTCTCCGCCACCCAGCCGGCAGCCATGCCGGAGGTCGCGAAGGGCTTCTTCAGCACCGCGCCGGAGACCTGGCGCACGGTCGCCAGCGCACGGATCGGCGAGGCGGCGGAAAGCCTGCGGCCGATATCGGTATCCGTCCCGGGCGGCACGAGATAGCCGCCGTCCGCCGCCGATCCGACGGACATCGCCTTCTCCTCCAGCGCCCGCAGCGCGCTGTCGTCGCCGCGGCGCATATAGGCGGAGAAGGCCGCCTTGTGCTCGGCCGTCTCGAAGCTCGTCTCGCCGCCGAGTGCCGGGCGCGCCCTCTTCAGCGCGAGCTGGTCGAGCGCGCGCTTGTGCTCGTCCATGGCGCGGTTGATGCGGTCCACCTTCTCGCGCGTCACGACGTCGGCCGTCAGCTTCTGCTCGATCTCGCCGAGCCGCCGGTCGTTCGTCTCCTTGAAGGCCTCGAAGGCCTCCATGAAATCGTCGAAGGCGGCGGTCATGGTTTCCGGCACGGCCTTGGTCTCCGGCGCGGTCTTCTGCAAATCGCTCATGCGTTCTCTCCGTTAGCGTTTCATCATCCGGGCCGCCCGGCGCATGGTGCGCACGAGCTCCGTTTCCCTGTCGCGGAACCACCGCGCATTCTTCACGTTCGACACCCGCGCCGAAGGCAGCATCGGGAAGGTGACGATCGAGATCTCCCAGAGGTCGGCCTCGAGAATCCGGCGCACGCCGCTTGCCCGCTCCGTCCGCGAACGCACCGTCTGGAAGCCGATGGAAAGCCCGTCGAGCGCGCCGGATTTCATGAGGCTCAGCACCTCGCGCGCCCGCGCCACGCCCGGCGACAGCACGCCCTCGACATAGAGCCCGCGCGCATCCTCGCGGATCGTCCGCCAGCGCCCGATGGGCTCGGCCGGATCGTGCTGGAAGAGCATGCGCACGCCGGAGGGTCCGCGCTTTTCCAGCGAGCGCACGAAGGCCCCGGGCGCAATCGCGTCCTTGCCGAGGTCCACCTCGCCGAAGAGGCTCGCATAGCCGGAAAACACCCCGTCGCCGGAAACGCCCGCAAGCGTCAGATCGGCATATTTCTTCGTCCGCCAGACCGGCAGGTCGTCGGTTGTCATTGGTCTCTCCGATGATGTGATTGAAAGCGCGCGGAAGCGGCTGCTATTCCCGCAGCCGTTCGGCAAGCCGCGCCAGCACGCCGAGCCCCCACCAGGCCGAAAGGCTCGCCGCCGCCGATCCCGCCAGCAGCATTTCCGAGGGCCCGAGATAGGCGGCGATGCCGAGCCTGACGCCGATCCACAGCCCCGCCGGCCCGCCGAAGACGAGCCCGCAGGCCAGCCCCGTGAAGAACCGGCACCCCGCCTCGCGGCGCGTCTTGGGCAGAAGATAGATGAGCGAGACCGCCGCCCCCGCGGACGCCCCGATGAACCGGGCCGTCCAAAGCCCGCCGTCATTGCCGAAGTCAGCCATTGTTAAGCCTTTCGGATTATTATGAAAAACAGCAAGAAGCGGCCGCACGGACCGCAAACCTGCCCCCTCACGCGGAGTCGGGCAGCGAAAATTCACGAGTCTTCCGAATCCCTTGCGAAGATTTCCTCGAATTTCGATTCAACGCGTTCAGGCGAAGAGTCCGCGGGACGGCAAAGTGATTCAGGTGGCAGAGCCAATCGCCTGATTTCCTACAGAAATCGCCCCTCACCCTAACCCTCTCCCCGCAAGCGGGGGGAGAGGGGACCTGCCCCACCAAAGTTCATTGTTTGAGGAAACCAGCCCGGCATACCCCTTCGCCCCGCCTGGAGAAGGTCGCGGCAGCGGGATGAGGGGCAGCGCCCCAACGACACCCCCCTCTGCCCTGCCGGGCATCTCCCCCACAAGGAGGGAGATTGGATGGAGAGCTGGCTTCCTTCCCATCAAAAGAGGAACAAAGAGCAGGCGTCTTGCCAATCTCCCCCCTTGTGGGGGAGATGCCCGGCAGGGCAGAGGGGGGTGAAAGCCACACCCGCCCCACTCCCTCAATACCCCACCGCCCGCCGCTTTTCCTCGTCCGTCAAAAACCCCGCCGCCGCCACCCGCGTCCAGAGCTCCGAGCGCTCGGCGACAAGCCCGCTCACCTGGTCGAGGTCCGGCACCAGCCGCAGCCCCGCGCCCTCCCCGTCCAGCCATGCCGCGAAAGACGCCGCCGTGCGCTGCACCAGCGGCAGCACCGTCAGCCGCCAGAACGCCCGGTTGGCCTCCTGGTAATTGGCATAGGTCGCGTCCCCCGGAATGCCGATCAGCATGGGCGGCACGCCGAAAGCGAGCGCGATGTCGCGCGCCGCGCCGTTCTTCGCTTCCACGAAATCCATCTCGCGGGGCGAAAGCCCCATCGCCTTCCAGTCGAGCCCGCCTTCCAGCAGCATCGGTCTTCCGGCACGCGCGGCGCCCGAATAGCCCTCCTCCAGCTCGCCCTTCAGCCGGTCGTACTGGTCGGGCGAAAGGTTACCGCCCTCCTTCGGCTGGTAGACCAGCGCGCCGGAAGGCCGCGCCGAATTGTCGAGCAGCGCCTTGTTCCAGACGGCCGCGGCATTGGAGAGGTCGAGCGCCATGGAGGCCGCCTCCAGCGGCGCGAAGCCCATCTGGTCGTCGAGCGGATGGAAGAGCCGCAGATGCAGGATCGCCTCCCCCTCGCCCGCCGCATGCCGGCGCACATTCGTGCCCGTGCGGTATTCATAGGCGACCGGCCACCCGTCCCGCCCCTCGACGATCTGCACCCGGTCGGGCCGCAGGAGGTGCAGCTCGCGGAGCTCCCCACCGAGCCGCACGCCCTCGACGAAGGCGTTGCCGGAAAGAAGCAGGTGCCCGTAGAGCGTCTCGAAGAAATCCGTGCCCGCCATGCGCCCGTTCGGGCGGGCAAGCAGTGCAAGGCGCGGATCCTCCGGCCGCTCCGCCTCGCCCTCATAGGCAAGCCAGGGCACCGAGGCCGCCGCCTCCGCGATCATCCGCACCGCCCGGTGCGCGACCGGGTTCTTCATGAACCCCTCGCGCGACAGCGAGGCATAGGACCGGCTCGACCAGTGCGCCCGCCCCTCGCCCGTCAGCGTGAAGAAGCCCGACGCTTTGGTCTCCGCCGCCCTGCGGCGGCGCGTGAGGAAGGAAGGTAGCTTCATGATAGTCCTCGATCGTGTGAATTGATTGAAGCGTCGTGCCGGGTGGGTGGATCCTCGGGTCAAGCCCGAGGATGACGGAGGGGAGGAAAGATCACCCGTCCATCGAGCGGCACGGCATCATGCGGAACCGTTGTGACTATCCGCCATCCTTCTCGTCTTCCGTCATCCTCGGGCTTGACCCGAGGATCCACCAACACGGCACGCCCCTACCCGCCGAGCGCCACAAAAAACGCCCGCCCGTATCCCGCGACCAGCTTCGCCCGGTCCAGCCCGTTGACGATCCGCCGCGCGCCGACCCAGTCGGCCTCGCCTACAAAAAAATGTTCCGCCAGCCGCCGCCCGGTAAAGGCCCCCGCCAGCATTCCGGCGAACAGGATCTCCACCGCCGGCCCCGTCTCCATCGCCAGCTCCGGCCGCGCGACGAGGTCGAGCCCCGTCAGCGCCGCCAGCTTTTCATAATTCCGCCGATGCGTGATCTGCACCAGCCCGCGCCCGAGCCAGCTATGGCCCGTCTCGTCGCGCCGCCAGTAGGGCGCGGAGACCTGCGGCAGGCGCCCCGCCGCAAAGGCCGCGTCGAGCCGCGCGATGGCCGCATCGTCGGTGGCGGCAAAGGTCTCGCGCACCGGCCGCATCCGCCCGCCCGTCTCGTGGTGGGCCGTCGCCAGCATATAGGCGAGGAAGCGCCGGTCGGCCGTCCTCCCGTCCCGCTCGAAGCGGTCGAGGAGCGCCGTCATGCCGGCCACCTGCCCGCGCGACAGACGCCCGCCGTAGAGCGGCCCGCGCACGGCGCCGAAGAAGGCCCTGCGGTCGATGCCCATCGTCAGATCCCCCGCACCCGCGGCTCGCCCAGCCGGTCGAGCACCAGCGCCGTCAGCGCCCAGACGAGCGCGTCGAGCCGGTCCGGCGAGCGGCCGGCGGAAAGCCCGTCCGGGCCGAAATCGCACATCTGGTCCTCCAGCTCGGCGAAGGCGCCGGCATGGGCGACGCGCCCCTGCTCGTAGAGCGCGGCCACCGGCTCGGCGCGCAGGAATTTTCCGCGCGTCGCCCGCACGGTCGAGACCGGCAGGCCCGCGTCCACGCTTTTCAGCATCGCCGTCACCATGTCGCCGCCTTGGTTCACCTCGGCCACAACCCGGTCGGCGTCGAACCGCCGGAAGGCGCGCACCACCGCGCCCGCCCAGCCGGCGGGGCTCGCCCCCGTCACCGAGCAGTCGGCCAGCACCACCGCACGCCCCGCGCCGTCCAGCCCCGCGACGACGATGCCGCAGACGGAAGCAGCGGATGCCGTCGCCGGCGGATCGACCGCCACGACGATGCGCGAGAGCGGCCCCGGCGCCTTCAGGCGGATCGCCTCCAGTCGCGGCCGGCTCCACAGCGCGTCCTCACGGTCGGCGATCAGCTCGCCGTCCAGCTCCTGCCGTCCCAGCCGCGAGCCGCCGTAGCGGTCTGCCATCGCAGCGATAAAGCCGGGCGAAAGATTGCTGGCATTGTCGGAGGTCGCGATGCGCCGCACCGCCGTCCGCGCATCGCCGGCCAGCGCCCGCAAAAGCGGCACCGGCCGCGGCGTCGTCGTCACCAGCACGCGCGGGTCCTCGCCGAGGCGCAGGCCGAATTGCAGCATGTCCCAGGTCTCCTGCGCGTGTTTCCATTTCCCGAGCTCGTCGCACCAGGCGAAGTGAAACTGCGGCCCGCGCAGGCTTTCGGGGTCTTCCGACGAGAAAATCTGTGCGATGGAGCCGTTCGGCCAGACGAGCCGGCGGCGCGAGGCCTCGAATTCCGGCCGCGCCCGCCCGGCGATGCGGCAGATGCCGGAAACGCCGTCGATCATCACCTCGCGCGCATCGCCCAGCGTCTCGGCGACGAGCGCGATGCGCAGCTCCGGTCGCGACAGCGCCAGCGCCTGCACCCATTCCGCCCCCGCCCGCGTCTTGCCCGACCCGCGCCCGCCCATCAAAAGCCACACCCGCCAGTCGCCGGGCGGCGGCATCTGCGCGAGCCGGCGGGTGAAATGCCACCGCCGCAACTGCCGCGCATCACGAAGCCGAGCCGCCGCAACGGAGCCACAAGGAGCATGGGCGGGAAACCCTCGCCCCCCGCCGATCTCCCCCCTTGAGGGGGAGATGCCCGGCAGGGCAGAGGGGGGTATCCCACCCACCTGCCCTCCCGAAAGAACCGCGCCGGCCGCGCCGTCGCCACCCCCCTCTGTCGGCTTCGCCGACATCTCCCCCTCAAGGGGGGAGATCGGGGGCGTCCGTGGCAACGTATCCGGTTCCCTGCCGCGCCGCGAAAGTCCGCCCTCCAGCGCATCCGCCCGTTCCAGCAAATCGGCCCGCCGGCCTTCGATTTTGCTCAAGCCCGCCGCCATCTTGTCCATCTGCTTGTCGAATGCCTTGCGAACCGCCTGCAAGCCCCGCCGCCCCTTACGGTCCGGCGCGCGCACCGGCGGCAGCATCGCCGCCAGCCCCGTCTTCCCGCAGCCACTCTTCCTTCGCCGCATTCAGCCGCTCCTTCACCCGCGCCTCGACGAGCCGGTCGAACTCCTCGGCCAGCGCCGCCTCGTCCTCCGGCAGGCCGGCGGCTGCTTCCGCCTCCACCCGCTCGGCGATCAGCGTGCGCTGCAGGCTGTCGATCTTCTCCAGCGTGCGCACGATCAGCGAGACGGCCTCGATGGCGGCCTTGGCGTCGGTCTGCGCCAGCTTGCGGGCGGCCTCGTCCTCGGCCGCGCCGACATCCCGCTCGGCCAGCGCCTTCTGGCTCTGGAAGCGCTGGAAGCGCTCGCGCAGTTCCTTGGTCATCTCCAGCAGCATGGCCTGCATGTCGAGGAAGGGATCGCAGGGCGCCTCGGCCTTGGTATCGAGCAGCAGCGCCGCCCCGCCCGCAAGGTCCGCCCCGCAACCGCGAAACCCGTCATAATCCGCTTGCGGCTCCACACCGAACAGCGCCAGATCCTCATCCATCGCAAAGCCCCAAACGAAAAAGCGCCCGGACCCAATGGGCCGAGCGCCTGTCAAAACCTATCTCAAAGCTGGCCGCGGGCGGAAACCGCCAACCCCTTCCAGCCTCCGGAAAGCCCGGCGATCCCTTTCGCCCGCACCTTTCCGACTATGCCATAACCCTACCAGACGACCGTGACGCCGTCAAGGACTATTTTCCTAATTATATACTTGACGTACCAAGGTGCAAAATGGATAATGAGTCGCGACAGGCCGGCACTAGCAACGCGGTTGAACTAACGAAGGAAACAGTTGCCTCCGCAGTTGCAACGGAGATCATCAGCTTTTTTGACGGGCATTCCGTAGACGGGTCAGCGCTTCAGAAAACAGACGTAGACTGGATAGTGTCTGGCGTGCTGTCGAGGCTCCGCTTTCATGATCAGGAAAAGCCTCTCTAAGTCGCTCGTCCAAATTCGCGACAGACGGATCTAAGATAAATCCGATCAGATTTATCATCTGGATCGTCTCGTCTAGATCCCTCAGTACGTTGTCGAAATCAGCTTTCCGGTAGACGTAGATTTTGTCGAAGTCATAGCTCATCGCCGCCATACGTCGTTCATGGCGCTCTGCTGCTGCAACGCTCAAATCTTCGTCCGAATTCCAAACCTGCTGATGGTTGCGCCTGTGCTTGAGCATGTATCGTGGGTCAACCAAGACGAGGGCGTCGTCTACTTGGTCGCAACTTCCCCAAAGCCAATGGGCAAATTTGTTTCTAACGTCCATTTGCGTCCTGTACGCAGACGAAATTGCCTCGAACGCCTCAAAGTCTTCCGCCGGCAGTGCAGCTCTAGCCGCTGCTAAAATCATAGACCTCTTGTTGCCGGCATCCATTACCTCGCTGAACATAGCGAACGCAGGTTCTGGGCTGGCATGCAAGAGATGAACGAGTATCATAGCCATACCGTGTTCCATGGCTGACGCTTTGGCTACGGTTTCAGCTATGAGTACGGCGAGCGCTGGCTTTTTCGGGATTTCCTCCGCGTCAATAGCCATGGCCCAAGGCTCACCGGGCTTTATGAACTTGCTAAGAGGTTGAGGCATGCCAAACTCCGAAAAGCAGATTGACGAGAAGAAGGGCGATGAGGTCTTGCGGCGTATGCTGAAAACCACGCCTGGACCGCATGTTAAGCCCCGCGAAAGCAATCGCGGTGTAGAAACGAAACCGAGCGGCACTCCTGCGAAGAAACACCGCCCGGAAGAAGACAGCTAGGCTGGCTTACTTTTTACGGGTTTCCACGATGTGGGTACGGGGATGCCTCACTGCGGTTTTCACCGTTGTGAAGCGCCCCGTAACCGCGCTTCGCCCGATTTTGGTTGCCTTGGACATTCGCTCTCACCTCCTTTCTCGGGCAGTGGCCCGGCTTAAGGCATAACCCTGAGAGGTGTGGCTGAGGCGAATCGACAACCGCAAATAAGCTAGCGCTTTTTACGTTTTCTGAGAATAGCTCGCGCTTTCTGCTTAGGCGTGAGCGGCTTCACCAATCCGCCGATAGGTGAGACGCTTGTCGCGGGCACCAGCCAGAAGCTGTTCGGCGCGTTCGGCATCGGAAATTTTCAGAGCCGCACGGCGGTTATGGCGGAAATCAAATTCTGCGAGGTAGCGGTGAAGATGGGCTTCGCCGCAATGCTGGTAGACGCCGATCATGCCGCGCTTGAATACCGAGAAAACGGCTTCAATCGTGTTTGAGTGAATGACCACGTCGCCTTCACGACGGGCATATTCCTTGGCGGAATGCTTAGTCGTCTTGTGCGTTTCGAACTCTTTGCCGACGACCGTATAGAGACGGCTTTCATCGGTGTAGAGATTGCTATCGCGAGACACGTTGCGAACGAGGACTTCGCGGACGGTATCGCGCGTGGCTTCGTTCAGATGGAACATGCGGGACTTGCCGCCGCGCTCTACGAGGCCGACGACAATGCGCTTGTCGGCGCCGCCAGACTTGCCGCCCTTTGTGGGCTTGGCGATGCGGCCACGAGCGAGTTTGCGGGGCGTCTCGCGCTTGCCGATATAGGTTTCGTCGGCTTCAACGGTCTTGCCACCACCACCGAGCGGGCCGGAGGACTTAACGTCCTCCTTCATCGCCTCGCGGATGCGGTGCGCCATGAACCATGCGGTCTTGTAGGTAACGCCAAGCATGCGGTGTAGCTGATGAGCCGAAATGCCCTTCTTCGATGCGGCCATGAGGTGAGCAGCGAGAACCCACTTGTTCAAGGCGATTTTGGAGCGCTCGAACACGGTGCCAACGGTCACGGTAAAGGGATCACGGCAGGCGTTGCACTTGTAGACGCCGGGGCGGGTAGACTTGCCAGCAAGCTTTGTAATGGCTGTCTGGTCGCAGTTGCCGCAATGAGGGCAGATAGGACCGTTCGGCCAGTGGATAGCCTCCAGATGTTCGCGGGCCTTGTTGGCGTCGTGGTAGATTTCGTGATCGAGTGCGTACAT